TTACTTAACCCGTACTTCAATTTGCGGTAGATAGTTAGAAGCAAACCCCCAAACCCCTTGGATGCCCCCAACAACAGTACAAGAAATTACAGCAATAACCAAAATTTCAGCAACGGTTAGGTTACGTCGTACATATACAATCTTGGGTTCAGGATTCTCCGGAACCATAAAATACCCACCAGGTAACGTGACAGGAGCTTCTGGTGCACGAAGGTATCCCTCTGTACCAGGAGGTTGCTGTTGCAGCATACGAATTGCCTGTTCCCTGGCACGCGCCTTCATCTCTGCTAGCTGTTCAGGAGAGATCCCTTGCAGTTGCTGTGGAACTTGGCTGGCGGGAATTTGTCCTTCCATGGATCTAACAAAAAGCTTTTCCACACACTAGCATTAAACCAGAACAAAGTGTTGCCATGACCCATGGAATCCGAAAGGGACTTGAAGATATTGCTTATGAGCTGAAAGGAGTTAAAAACATCCTTTCTTCCATGTGGCATAGCAAGTACCAAACTGAAGAAACTAGCAGATTAAATCCAGAAGCTTTTACTGATGAGTACATTTCTACCGAGGAGTGTGCCAAGCGGTTAAGCGTATCCGATCAAACAATTAGAAATTGGATTTATGCTGGAAAACAAACAAAAGGAAAAGGCTGGGTCGAAGGCATCCATTACGTTAACATTGCAATTGATAACAACAAACGAGCCATCATCCGAATTCCCTGGACACAGCTAGTACAATCTTTTGCTAAAACAAAAGAAGTAGAAATAACTGACATTAGACATCCAAAGATGTATCAATCCACCAAACGAGAAGGAGCCTATTGTGACGACTAGGTTTCAAGACATTGAAATAGCTAACATCACAATTGAGAACCATACTCAACTACTTCCAGAGTCTTTAGTGCTTCAACTAGAAGATTTCTTGCCACCCTTTGGATCTTTTGATGACGGGTGTATACGACGTTATTTGGAAAACCTTAGGAAGTTTGAAGAAGAAGACATTAACTCTGGCATGACACTTGCCAATCGTTTGCGAGTAGTATTTAAAGATCTGGTTCCCGACACAATCTGTGGCAAATTCCCCCAAGCTGAACTGCCCCTTAAACGTAGATTACGTTGTGTGGCCGAATATTTGATTCGTGCCGGAGAATTTGATAAACTAAAAGATGAAAATGGAAAGCTTGTTAAAAAACGAGGAGTCCTTGGAAAACTTGTTGTTGTTTATCAACCACTTCCTAAACTGACTGAAGCACTTCTTAAACAAGGATTGATTCCCCATGAGCCGCCGAGAGAAATTAATTGCCCGAGCCCTTGACGGAAAAGTTGACGAGACCAGCGGAAAAATGCTTGATGCTGTTGTCAAGCTTGTATTGGGTGATCTGGCTACGGTCTACAACCGGTTCTGGGAAACAGAGGGGCCTGGTGTAATGTGTTTTCAACCGTCCAACCAGGACCGTTCAATGTTTTTTCTTACTCTTAAAGAGTTGCATTCCGCAGAAGAGACGTGTGAGCAAGAAAATAACGGAGATTTAGCTGAGACATTTAGACGTATTTTAGGAGCCGCACAAAAAATTAACCCAGAAGAAAAAGCTGGTTACCTTATTAACGATGATGAGGGCATTCGCTATTTGGAAATAGACTATAACCAGCAGTCTGAAAGCTGATGGGAAAACCCTTTCGCAATAAAGTTGAAGACCGTGAGCTAATCACTAATACGGACCTTGTTTGTTCAGTACATTCCCTTATGGGAAACATTGACCTAGATCCAGCTAGTTCAAAAGTTGCAAATGAATTTGTTGGTGCCGATAAAATCTATACACCACAGGATGACGGATTAAACGTCCAAGAGTGGGCAGGAAAAGTGTATCTGTTTCCACCAAGTGGGGCTTATTTTTTTAACAAAGAGTTAGACAAATGGAAACTTACGCGTGCATCATCACCCTCGCTAATCTCTTCTCATTCTGTTTGGTTTAAAAAACTTTACAAACTATGGGTAGCAGATGTGGTAACCGAAGCCGTGTACTTTACAAACTGTACAGACATGCTTCGTTATGACCAGCGAATTTTTGACTTTCCCATTTGTTTTCTAAAGACTCCTCCTATTCTTAAAATGAATTCAAGTGAAGGCATGGACACTCATAAAACTGGCACATGTTTTGTTGTGTACTTACAACCTAAACAAAACACTGGCTACGCAACCGAAAGATTTATCAATATTTACGGAGAAAAAGGCCGAGTCGTTTGCTAGTCCTGTAAACTAAAGACAAACGGAATTAACAATGACCATTCTTTGCGACCGCGAAATCAAAGCACTGGCGTTACAAAAAGATATGATTAGCCCTTTCCAGGATAAGCTAATCAGCGAAGTAGATGGACGTCGCGTTTTAAGCTATGGCCTCAGCTCATATGGATATGACATTCGCTTATCACCTAAGCAATGTTTAATTTTTGGGCGTATTCAAAAAGGTGATTGTGATCCTAAAGATTTTGATGCAGATATCTTGACAAATGCAGAGTTACTGGAAGACGAGAAAGGCCAATATTTTATTTTGCCGCCATACGGATACTGCCTTGGTATCGCTCAAGAACGCATTAAACTTCCAAGGGATGTTACTGTTGTTGCCGTAGGTAAATCAACATATGCACGATCAGGGATCTTGGTAAATATTACACCAGCCGAAGCTGAGTGGGAAGGCTACCTTACATTAGAAATAAGCAATTGCACTGGTTTGTTCAATCGTATTTACGCTGACGAAGGCATTACACAACTTTTGTTTTACCGTGGATACCCATGCGAGGTATCCTACCAAGATCGAAAGGGTAAATATCAAGACCAAAAGAAAGAAGTTGTATTTTCCAAACCATGACTAAAGTTTCTTTTAATGATCTCCAAGAACGGCTTAATGCTTTAGAGATTATTTATGAAAATGTTATTGAGCTAGACAATAATGAGCTGAGCAATAAATTAATGTGTTATCGTTCAGACAATATTCAGTGGGTATTAAACATGCTTGAAGAACCTTTTAGGCAAATCTTAGAAGCATTGGAAACAGAAGAAGCGAACTATCAATAGCTTTAAAAACCTTTAAAGGTACCGGAAGATCCACCTGGTTTTTGCGCATAGTTAGTGCTGCCTGTAACGCCAATCTTGTCTCCTAAGGTTGGCAGATTTGTTCCTTTAATGTTTGCTTCTGTACGAGGAGTTTTTCCTCTAATGCCAGGCTCATCGTGCAGTGCGGCTTGTCTAAATTTTCCAGAAGCCCTAGCAGCCGCTAAGAATTTTTGCGCTCTAGCTTCTCCTACTTCGTTGCTAGTGTTGGCTCTTCCTGCTGTTTGTTTTTCGGCTTTATCAAGATTTCTGGTATCAACTGTATAAGCACTACCTGGACGCAAATCATCTGTAGCTGTTGCAGATGATCCAGCATTAGAAGTAGGGTGGTAACTTTGTTTTACAAAAGTTTTACCACCTTTATGATTTGGTTCTGAGGCGTTAAATTTTCCCATGATAATATTTTAATTGATGGAACCTATGCATCAAATATTGTAATGTACGCCACTGATCCGGACGCTTTTTTAGATCAATTTATTACCAATGATGACGAGTTACAAAAACGAATAGCAGACTGTTGTGATTTTGGTGCGCCCTTAGCTACTACAAAGGCTGACGTTCCACTGTATGATCAATATAACCGTGGTTTAACACTGTGTCAGGACGACAATCCCAGAACGAATTTAGCGTTGGAGGGCAAGAGGCCCGGCGTGACTGGTTCTATTCCGTCGATGGAGGAAGCGGGGCAGTATCCGGGTACTATTCCGACAGGGAAAAAATTGCTGGTGAATTTAAATCCAACGCATCATTAGGATGCGTTGAAGAAATTTGCCCAGTACCTTGGGCAGTAACAGATCGTTTGTCTGTGGCTCCAAAAGGGGACCCAGTGTGCCATCCTGAGCATTACACAGCAGGCAAGGTGGAAGTTATTGAGATCTTAGAGCAGGCAGTAGAGGACGCCCCTGACCCAATCTCTGGCGGTTTGCTGTGGCAAACCCTTAAATATTTGTTACGTATTTGGTACAAAGGCAATATGCTCCAGGACGCAAAAAAAGCGCGTTGGTATCTCAACCGTTTAATTACTCACCTGGAGCGTAACTACGTTTAAAAAGGAGCCACTAAGTCTTCGCCGTCGTCATCTTCTTCCATACAGGCGACGGCAAGCTCACTTAGTTCCAAGTCGGTTGGAACGTCGAATTCAAGAAAAATATTTTCTTTGTCAAGGATGGTTTTAACAGCTTCCCATTCCATTAACCTGCGATAATACAGGTTGAGAAGAGCGCTATTCAGTTGATCCCATGTCATTTCTTCAGCTGCAAGCTCAGCTTTACGCATAGAAAATTGCAACTCCAAAGGGAGCTCAAATCCTCTAGGTTCAACAGAGTCGTCCATCTGAGTCGGCAAGCTTTTGTAATTGTATTCTAGAGCTGGTCTTCTTGTCCATCGTCTGGAACTTGAAAAAGATAATCCAGAGATTTGTCCGCCATTGAAACCAAGGAGCCCTCAATTGAGAAGTTGTTTGCAAATTCCGCAAGAACATAAGGATTGATTTTTTGTTCTAGTTTTCGGATCGCGTTTGTTTGTTCAGTAGATGCGGCATAGCCCCTGAAAGCTGTTAGCAACAAATCTTCACATTTTTTAATGGGTTGTTTTATTTCAGTCAAGAATAGTACGCTCTCTTCCCTGCGTCGTTCCAAGAGGCTGCCAATTACCTGGTGCTCTTGATCAAAAATCCATTCTGAAAATTCTTCTGTTACACCCTCCCAATCTTCCATATCAATGCAATCAATTAATGAGCTATACAAAAATGGCTTCCAACCAACTGAATGAATAAAGGAAATTAATGCTTGCTTCATGTGTTCATCTAAACGTAAATTCAATTTGTTTATTTCTTGCTCAATAATATTTACTTCATGCAAAAGATAATCCAATGCTTTTTGCTTGGTGCAATAGTGACCAAGCTTTACTGGTGCGCCGTCTGGATAGAATTGTGTTCCAAAGCCAAGCGTATAGGGAGATTCTCCTGTTTCTGGATCAGCATAGGCTTTTTCATTAAAGCCTTCGTACTTACAGATTAACTCCAAAGCAGGAGAAAAGTTTTCCATGGGAGCACAATATGTACTCCCATCATACACATCTTAACTGTAGATGTTAGCCTTGACCACGGCTTTTTTTGCGGCCATGGGAAGGCTTAGAGTGTTGGCCGTTTCCTTGGCGTGTCTTTTTGGGTTTGGACTCAATCTTGTTTGCATCAACTTTAGCCTTGGCCATGGGTCAGAAATGAACAGCTTGTATCCTACCAGAGATCGTTGCACGCCCAGTACCGTGGGGTGTTTTTGTCCATGGTCTTGTCGCACCCCATGCGTAATCGGAAGTTAGCACGACGGTCCTTGTCGTGGTGTTGCGTGTAGTCCTCGTATCCCCTGGCACCGTAACGAACTATCTTCTCTTCTCCGTTGTGACAAGACTTGACTACTTTTTTGTGTTTGTCCCCAGGAGGTGCTTTCTGTGGTACGTTGCATTTCATCTGGTCTTTTTGATATCTGTGTGCAGCACCAGCAGCTTTTTTATGTTGTTCAGACATTAGAAACTATTCCAGGACGAAAAGTCAGCAAATGAACTACTTTTGGAGTTACTCCCAAGGCTAGGGAAAAAACTTCCTATTGAATTAATTTTACTACTGGTACTTGCTTTAATTGTTCCAAAAGGATTGGAGCTGTCCGAAAATGAATCCTCAGTATCCGAAAAGGGATCGCCAATACCAAATTCATCTGAGCCAGAAGATCCACTAGTTTTAGTTGTGACTGTTGCAAAGTAATTGTAATCATCAGCAAAGGGATCACCTATTCCAACTTCATCTGAATCAGTGTCTCCAAAGGAGTACGAAAGATTTCCTGGTGTTGTTACGCCTGATGTTGTTGTTGTTTTACCAGCAAAAGACAATGCCTCGGTCAAGCTGCTGTCTCCAAAAAAAGACTCTATGCTTGATAATTGAGCCATTGCATCACCAGATGTTGAGACGCCTAAAAATTTCTGTGCCCCTCCAGGGGAATAGGCTGCGTTAAGAAGCTTGATATCCTCTTGACTGGAACCTGGCATAAAATCAGAATAAAACTGATCTTCATTACCGTTGTATCCGGCTTTCTTAAAAATTGCATATACTCCACTTGCGGCAGTAGTTGTACCACTAGGATCAGTTTTTCGTTGAATATATTCAACGCCAAGGTTTGATTGTGATGGCGTTTCTGTTTTGCTTATTAAATCTCCAATTTTTTTCTTGATCTCTGTAGTTGAATCCTGGCTTAATGCAGAAGTCAATTCGTTTTTAATTTCAGTTAACGAAGCATTCGGATCTAGTCCATAAGAAGAAAGTAGTTCTTTCCACTGAGGGTTATTTTCTAAGTTAACCGCTTGCAAGATCTGATCAACGTAATCAGAAGGCTTAACAAATTGACCAAAAACTGAACCAATCTTATTTGCTTTGTCTACTAAGTATGGGGTTAAAACTTTTGCAATATACAGCTTGGCAATTTGAGGCGCATACACATCTGGCGCAGCATCGAAAGGCTGAATGACTGCATTGCCATTAGCATCTTTTATAATGTTTCCATTGGAATCTTTTTCAGGGGCATTTTGCCCCACTAGTTGATAGTGTAGTTTTGCAAAACTGTTTTGATCGTTAACATCTAGTCCATATCTATATGCTTGCTGAGTCCAGTCAATTGCATTGCCATAATCATCTGTTGTTGTTTTTCCTTCTTTTGCTGCTTCCCAATCAGCATCTACTTTGGCCTTTTGTTTTAATGCTTTAATGCCTGGTATTGTTTCGTTGTATTTTTCAAATGCTTCGCCAGGAAGTAAACCGCTTATTCCCTTTTTTCCTAAATA